AAGGCAGTGAAACCAGTTTCAAAGATCAGAACTCTTAAAACTGTGAAACGTCCTTCCACTGCTCGTTTGATTACTCCTTCCCGTTACTGGTCAGACATACAGACACGCTGGCAGATTCATAACTATGAAATCACAATGCTAGTATCTGACCTAACCAAAGGTCTTAAGTATGTGAGACAGTTCACAAACTGACCATTCAACCCCCGAAAGGGGGTTTTTTATTGGTATTATATAAAAGTAATCACAAAAGGAGCATTAATGCAACTTCGTCCTATCGCATCTAACATGACACAGTTGGATCTCTCAGATGGCACTTCAGTTCTTTTCTCATATAGAACACCCGTAGCGTGTTTATCTGATAACGGTTATTACAGAACTTCTAAGCACTGGTCCGTCACAACTTCCCGTCACATCAACAAATGGTTAGGGGGTGTACTAGCAAAGGATCAACCCCAAGCATATTTTGATTCATTATGTGCAGGTTTATAAACTGACCACCAAACCCCCCAAAGGGGGTTTTTTATTGGTATTATAAAGAAGTGGTGAGGGATGGGCATCCCATAAGCAACTGCTATTCCTACCACACCCCATTTTTTTACATTCGTTTTTATGACTAAAAACCTTCACATTGAACACCCCGAAGACAGCATCCTCACAGGTGATTTATCTGTATTGGATGCTTTTTTATTGCCTCTACTCCTATCACTCAAAATAGATGGGGCACCTTCCATTGTATGGGGTCGCAACCCTGCGTCTGGTCATCAGTTCGTGGGAACTAAGTCAGTATTCAATAAGAATAAAGTCATAATATGTGAAACCCCATCTGATATAGAAAAGCACTATGGTCATAAACCCGCACTTGAGAAAATCTTAATGTGGTGCATGGCGTATTTACCTATTACAAAAAACATCTATCAAGGTGACTTTATAGGATTTGGTGGTAGTAGGAATTACAGACCGAACACCTTAACCTATTCATTCCCCGAAGTTGTAAAGTCTAAAATCATAATCGCACCGCATACCAAATATTACGCTGTATCAGATTTGCGTGATGCAATCGCAATGCCTCTTACTGAGAAATTAGAAAGTGGTGAGCATGTAAGGTATGTTCAACCGACTGCTTTTATATCTGATGATTTTAATGAGGGTAAAAATGATGCCTTCCATGAGTGTGCAGATTTGATTGAGTATGCTAAGAACATGGCGACTGCTGTTGATTTTGTAGATGAGCGAACAGCAAAGAAGATTAAGATTAATTTGAATTATCTTATCCGTGAGGGGTTAGAGGTCGTGCCGTCTGATTTTGATGATGATGGAAACTACGGCAGTTCAAATTTGATTGAGTTATGGAAGGTCGTTGAGGAAATAAAGTTGAGAGCGTTGGATCTATGCGAAGACAATGCAGATTTTGAAACACGTGTAAATTACACGGAACGGACTAAGGGTGAGGGATACGTTATGATCACCCGCTTTGGATATTTCAAATTAGTTGACCGTAGAGAATTCAGTTATAATAATTTCACTAACCGTAATCGGAGGTTCGCCACAGCGTAACGCTTTATAACAGATCCCCCCACTAAGGGGGGTTGATCTGGTATAATTAAAAATGTAAAGGGGTGAATACGTCACCCCACCACACACAAACAAATGACTTTTAAAACAGACGGTTCAACTCACACCCACGGCGTTAAGAATGAGCATGAAACTATTGCTATTCTTAATGAGCGTGGGATTTTTAATGAGCAGGTAACCCACTTGGGTGGGACTAAGAATAAAGCAGACGCAATCGCAGGATCTAAGAAGATCAGCATTAAGCATAAGAAAGGAATCAATAACGGTTCGTTTGACTGGGTGAACACTTCCAAAGTAGAGGCACTTACAAACCGTGAGCAGTTCCAGGAATTCTTATTAACGGTTGCCTCTTTAAGATTCACCGATGATGCAGCGTCACAGGTTGAACCCATGAGAGAAATATTTGCCAATCTTTGCCGTGATGGGTTGGATTCCATAGAGTCAGATGATTTGACTGCGTGGTTAAAAGATCAACTTGTAAATGCAAATGATGATATGGCAATGGTCATCACCGACACCCTCACCGATAAGATCTATATTTGTGAGCATGATTCTATAGAGTCAGTTCGTCTTTTGAATTCTGGATACGCTGCAGAGTTGGTAAAGGGTAAGGGGTCAACCTCACGTAAGGTCGTGCTTCGTAAAGGTGATCACACTGTGGACACTGGTTTGCGTCTTCGCCTCACATCTAATAACGGCATCACTGCGTTCTTAGGTCTAAGCAAAGCAAATAAGAATTCACAAGTGGTTCTTAAGTTGCAACAGGACAGCGTAGCAAATCTTCTAAGCACTGCGGAGGGTGTGCGTGTAGAGAGTATATAATCATTCGTTCGTGAATCAGACAGTACCCCCCGTTGATCGGGGGGTTGTTTATAATTCCGATGGATCCCTTAAGCTATAAACGACCCAGATCGACCTTTCAATATCACGATAATCAAAAATTTTTTTCCATATATAAAAATGACCAGAGGGTTCACTTATATGAAAAAAAATTTCGATGATATTTTTTCGACCATAGAGATTGATCCAGTAACGGATAGATATCACATGACTATACCAGAGGAAATAATAAATGAACTTGACTGGTACGAAGATCTTGTGTTAAAATGGAATATAGATAAAGGCGAGATTATGCTCACAGAGAAAGATGACTAATCCAACGTATCACATATACTTACAGAACAATTGTTTGTTTAAAGATTTAACTGAGTGGGAGTTCAATATTATATGGAGACGGATATATAAATCGTATTTTACAGAAGACTTAACGTATGAAAAGTTAAGCGAACCTGAGATGGTCGATGCATCATATTGAGATACCATATTGACAAAGTATAGATAATAGAGTATGATATGAATGTAATTACAACACGTTATGGCTAAAGGATTTACAGTAAAAGCAAACCCACCTGCAGCAAAGAAAGAACCAGAATGGGATTATGATAAAGCAAAAGAATTACTTAAAGGAAAGTCCGTAGTATTTTGTCTACCTGGTAGAGGAGTATCATATACTTACTTAAAGGCATTTGTACAACTTTGTTTTGACTTAGTGCAATGTGGAGCAAGTATACAAATATCTCAAGATTATTCATCAATGGTCAATTTTGCTCGTTGTAAGTGTCTTGGAGCAAATGTATTAAGAGGACCAGATCAAATTCCTTGGGATGGTAAGTTAAATTATGATTATCAATTATGGATTGATTCAGATATTGTTTTTAATTCTGAGAAATTCTTTCAGTTAGTCTTAATGGATAAAGATATTGCAGGTGGATGGTATTGTACCGAAGACGGTAAAACTACCTCTGTAGCACATTGGTTAGAAGAGGATGATTTTCGTAGCAATGGTGGTGTGATGAATCACGAAACTATCGAAAGTATATCCAAACGCAAAAAACCATTCACAGTAGACTATACAGGTTTCGGATGGTTATTGATTAAGAAGGGAGTCTTTGAAGATGAAGGACTCAAATATCCTTGGTTCGCACCGAAGATGCAGATTTTTGAATCAGGAGAAGTGCAAGATATGTGCGGTGAGGACGTTTCTTTCTGTCTCGATGCAAAGGAAGCAGGTTTTGAGATCTGGTGCGACCCTCGAATTCGTGTAGGACATGAAAAAACAAGAGTTATATAACATTCTTATAAGAGATAAGGTAATATTTTCTAGTCTTTCAGAGTATGAAATGTTTGAGAGACTAGAAGACCTTTCGATAGAATATTATCAGACAGGTCAACCTGACCCAAATGATATAAAAACTGAAATTACAACGGAGTAACTATGGCAAAAGTAAGAACAGGACTAAGTGGTGATACATATGTGGAGTCACGACCCAAAAAAACTCGTCAAGGATATGGCAAACACTCGAAATACTCGGCAACGTCCCGTAACTCGTCTCGTAAAAGAAGAAGAGGGCAAGGAAAATAAATTATTAAGGTAAAAAAGACCTCGAAATCGCCTAAAAGGGCGATTTTTTTATGTTTTTTACTATAAATAAAGAATTAAGACTTTAAGTATAAATAAATCTAGCAAACTGTTTACTAAATTGAATGAAAACTAGGATATCTAGGTCATTTAAGGATATTAGCTTATCATTTACACCTCATCCAGTCACAAAAGACCTTACAGTTATCAAAGATGCGAACGCAATTAAGAGAGCTGTAAGAAATTTAGTGCAAACTATACCTAGAGAAAGGTTTTTTAACCCAAATTTAGGTACAGACATAAGGGGTAGTCTGTTTGATTTCTGTGATTTTGGTACTGCATCAGTTATAGAGCAACAAATCCAAACTACAATTGAAAATTACGAACCAAGAATTGATAATTTACAAATTGAAGTCTTTCCTAGACCAGATCAGAACGAATTTGAAGTAAATATATACTTTGACATTATAGGACAGCAGTTTCCCTCTCAAGCATTTCAGTTCATATTAGAAGCCTCAAGATAATATGCCATTTACTAAATTTTCAAACCTAGATTTTGATCAAATCAAAACATCCATTAAGGATTATTTGCGTTCAGACTTAACAGACTCGGATTTTACAGATTTTGACTTTGAGGGATCTAATTTTTCTGTTTTAATTGATACTTTA